TTTGTGAGGTAGCTTCCCATCCAGACATGCTGGTATTTGTCTGGGTCGCGCCTCTTGTCGTACTCCATCTCATCGCGCAGGACTTGTGGAAACCAAGGGTTGTCGGTGAAGTTGACCTTCAGGACTTGCGCGTCCTTTGGTGGTGTCGGACCGCGCAGCAGGAAGTCGACTGGGTCGTTTTGCTGGCGCGGGTTCCATGTAAACCACAGCTCGGAATCTGGCTTGCGGATGGTTGGCCGCAGCAGGTCGAGGCTGGTCTGGCTCAGGCTTTGAGCCTCCTCCACCCAGGCGCAGTCGTAACCTTCGAGCGACTTTATGGAGTCGGCTGTGTGGTTTTGCATGCCTTGGAAGATGATCATGCCATCACCCTTCTTGGACTTGATCACGGCTTCTTGCACTTCGAAGTAAGCGCCAGCGTTCATTTGCTCGATTTTCATTTCGAGCAGGCGCTTGACCGACTGGTTGAGAGACTTCTGGATTTCACGGACGCAGACGCTTCTGCGCTTCTGGTCCATGATGTGAGCCTCGATCATCAGCTCGGCAAACATGTGAGACTTGCCAGAGCCTCGGCCACCCCAAGCGCCTTTGTATCGGCTTGGCTCCAGCAGTGGAACTGCCCACTCAGGGGTTTGAAGTTGCAGGACTTTACCCATTCTTGACGATCACTCGCTCGATCTTGGCAAACTCCAGAGGCGCACCGTCTGCACCGGTCAGCTCATGCTTTTGGGTTTCGGCCCAGCGCATTTGCGTCTTGCTCCACCAGATGGCTGCGGTCGTGTCGCCTGCCATGACCTTCTGAAATAAGGTTTTCCCTACCTGTCCGTTGGCCTTTGCTTTTCCTGACAGCAGCTCGGTTGCGAAGTGCTTGCGCAGGGTGTCGGTGTCGATTCCATCGCGAACCAGCACTGCGATCTGCTCGATCGGCAGGCCGTAGCCAGAGAGCGCTTCGACCTGTTTGCGCTCGGCATCGGTCGGCTCGAATGCTGGTCTTCCAGCGCCTGGTCGAGCACCGCCATTGGGTCCGGCCTTTTTTAAGACCGATTTTTCAGTTTTCGTTGCCATTTTTTACCTCCGCGAAAGGTTTTCCGGTTTCTGCGTGTGTTGCGATTTTGCCAGTGAAGTCCTGCCAGCGCTTGACGATTACATCCACATACTTTGGGTCCAGCTCCATGACAAATGCGCTGCGCTTCATTTTTTCGCAGCCAAGCAAAGTGCTTCCGCTGCCACCAAACAGGTCAAGAACGTTTTGCGCTTTTTTATGGTTTCCAAGTGCACGCTCAGACAATGCCACTGGCTTTTGAGTTGGATGGACATAATTGGTGTCCTTTTTGACCTCCCAAAGGTCGGATTCGTTTTTAATGTGGTCGTCAATGCTGCCGTTGAACAGACAGAACTCATGCTGGTGGCGATAGTTTGTTCCCATTCCGAACACGTTTTTTGCCCAAACAATGCAAGCCTTGTACTCAAGTTCACGTTGTAGCGTTGCATAAAACTTCCAGTTGCACCAGATGTAAAAAGCTGGAGCGTTGATTGTTTTAATGGTTTGCAGAACCTCGCCAATAAACTGGTCAAACTCGTCTGTCGCCAAGTTATCGTTCTTGATGACATCGTGCTTACCTGATCGGCCATTGAAAGCAACGTTGTATGGTGGATCGGTAAACAGCAAGTCAACCTTTTTTCCATCCATGAGTTTGTCCACCGCATCGATGCTTGTCGAATCTCCACACATAAGACGATGCTTGCCAAGAATCCAAACATCGCCAAGCACAGTGACTGGCTGCTCTGGCACTTCTGGCACCGCATCCTCGTCAGTTTGACCAGGCTCGATTTGCTCAGGCATCAAGGCTGCGATCTCATCGGCTGTGAATCCAGTCAGGTCGAGATCAAAGCCCAGATCACCGATCTCGCCCAGCTCAAGCGCCAGCATTTCATTGTCCCATCCTGCATTCATGGCCAGTTTGTTGTCGGCCAGCACATAGGCACGCTTTTTGGCATCTGACCAACCTTTGGCCACCATGACAGGAACCTCGGTCATTTGCAGACGCTGTGCGGCCAGTGTTCTGCCATGACCGGCAATGATGCTGCCTTGCTCATCCACCAGAACTGGAGTTGTCCAACCCCATTCTTTGATGCTGGCAGCAATCTGGCCGACCTGCTCATCGCTGTGCGTTCTGGCATTGCGTGCATAAGGCACCAGCTTGTCGATGCTCCAGCGTTCGACCTTGTCTGCTGGATTGTGTGATTTTGTGGTCATGCTGCATTGTCCTTCATGTTTTCGATTCGCGCCAGCTTCATGGCATCTTTTAAATCCATCCTGAGTTGCTCGTTCGCGGCCTGCTCATCTTGGAGTCTGATGTAGACCTCGGTTGCGAACTTGGCCAGCGTGTCATGTTGCCATGTTGTGAAGTTTGGGGTTTCTCGTTGTTTGGTCATTTTCTTGATCTGCCTGTGGATAACTTTTAACTAAGGGTTTTTACTAATACGGCATGGAATTGATCCGCATCGCAAGGGAACTGGGAACACACCTAAAGGTGTGTGTTCCGTTCCGTTCCCGTTTTGCGCTGTTTTGCCAAGGGAACTGCGTTCCGTTTTTTTCCGTTCCGTTCCGTTGTTACCATTATCAGCCTGTGGATAAGTCTGTGGATAAGTCATTTAGCGCTCTGACTTTCTGATCATCATGACGCTTGCTTGAGTGTCATCAATCACGATCCAGCCATGCTCGAAGGACTCGATTATTTCGGCCACCAGCATGTCAGCGATGGGTTTTCCTGTCGCGCTTGGCTTGATGTAAACCTTGGCTGAGGACTCGCTCACGTTCATTTTCTGCACTAAGTATTCCATCATGGCCGACCGGCTGAGGTAGGGCAAACCGTTGCGTTCTTCGGCTCCTGATGCCCACCAAGCGTTCTCGAAGGTCTTGCGATGGCTGTCGATCTTGCTGTCTTTCTTGGTCACAGTCGGGGCTTGAGCTTGGATGATCACAGCGCTTGTGACCTGCTGATCGTCTTCATCGCGCCAGCCAGGGATGGCCACTTGTTGCAGCTCAACGTGGATGGTCTCGGCCAGTTCTGCATCTTTGGATTTGCGCTGCACGATCTGCATGGGCACGCCTTCTTTGCCTGGCACGATGCTGATCTCGATGTCAAGAGCACCTCGCCATGCGCTTGAGCCTCGCGCCCTGTGCTGGGCTTCGTCTGACACGCCTGTGTGGTGCACCAAGATCACCGAGCAGTTGAATTCCTGCATGAGTGCGTTGCATGCGTCCAGCATGGTCTTGGCATCTTGGGCGCTGTTCTCGTCGCCTGATAGGAATCGGTGCAGGGTGTCGACCACGATCACGCTGGGTCTGTCTTTCAGCATTCTGACTTGCTCGACCACTTTGAGGTAGCCGGTCGGTGTGTTGAGGTCGCAGCCATCTTTGGAGAGCCACATGGCCAGCTTGCCTGCTTTGTGGTGGTGCTTCCATGCCGCCACCCTGCCTCGCAGACCGTGGTGGCCTTCACCGGCCAGATAGACCACATTGCCTTGGCGCACCTTGTGGCCTGCCCAGTCCTCTGTTCCGCTTGCCATGCGCAGGCACCAGTCGAGCACCACGAATGTCTTGCCGCCACCGCTTGGGCCGTGGACCATCACAAGTGCTTGGGATTGAATCCACCGCTTTACGAGCCAGCTGATGGGGCTTGGCTGTGCGCAGAAGTCGTCGGCTGGGATGAGCCAGTCGTCTGCCGGTGGCATCAATAGGCCTGCCAGATCGTGGCCAGCTTGTGCATAATCGTTGGCATCACCGAGTATCGGAGGCATAACCATGCGTGCACCGTACTTGGCACTGGCCTGCTCTGCGTAGCGTTGACCGACACCGCTTTGGTCATGGTCTGCGACGATCACGATGTCTTGAGTTGCTCCATACATTTCCCTGAGTGTGCCAGTGACCGGCACCAGATTGCTGGCGCTGTAGGCCACCACGACTGGCCTGTCGGTGGTTTCATGGATTGTGGCTGCCGTTGCGAAGCCTTCGGCCACGAACAGGGTGCCAGGCTCATCTAGTGAGCCTACCATCCAGAACTTGCCGCCTGTCTGACCGCCTGGGTGATAGAGCTTGCCGCCTTCGTGGTCGATGTACTGCAAGGTGGCCAGTGTTCCGTCTTCGTCGTAGAGTGGCAGCACCAGTCTACCGTCTCCTGTGATTCGTGCGCCATGCGTTTGAATTCCCTTCTTGGCCAAGTATGGATGCTCGGCATTTGCTGGGTTGGCCGTTGTCCAGATTTTCTCGACTGTGTCGCTGGCCACTTGGTGCTGGCGCTCAAGGGCTGCGTCTCGCAGGGCTTTGGCCTCTGCCAGTCGCTTGGCATGTGACATTTCCTCGGTCTGCGTGAGCTTGCGTCCTACGTCTGCACGCCATGTCACTTCCATGCCTGCTCGCCAGCATCCGAATCGACCGGCTGGGATGCCATCACCGAACACCAGATACCAGCCTGGCTTGTCACCGTGGCCAGGTGAGCCTTTGGTGCCTGACTTGAATCGGTGAATCTTGCCATCCATCAGGATTTCTTCTGGTGGCTGGAGGCCTGCCGCACGCATTGCATCGATGAGCTGTGCCTCTGGTGGTGCGACGAGTTTTTCGGGTGGTGGTGCCCAAGGTCCACCGAGTAATTTTGAGAGGTCAGCCATGCGTCACCTTGCGGCTTTCCAAGTAGTTGGACAGCGCCAGCAGGACTTTGTGAGTTGGGTTGGCGTTTGGGTTGTCGCGCACTTGGCGAATGGTGTTGTAGTGCACGCCAGTGGCCTCAGCCACCTTCATTGGCATTCGGTCGGAGAGCGCGTCTCGTATCTGCTCTAGGGTCATCATGATTTTTTGCCTTTGTTGAAAATATTTATTGCGATGTGTGGATATTACACTAAAAAATGGTTTATAGTTGCGTTACGCCCAGAACAGATTTCCTGAAGTGGGTGCAAACGTAAAGGAGAGCCAAATGGCTATCAATTTGAAATCAACCGGCAGCTTGTCTGCCAATGGAGTGAAGTTGTTGGTGTATGGACAGGCCGGTGCTGGTAAGACCACGCTGGTCAAGACCCTGCCCAATGTGATCGTTCTCAGTGCCGAGGGTGGCCTGCTGTCCATTCAGGACGCTGACCTGCCTTACATCGAGATCGCCTCGATGGAC